TGCCTTACGCTTACGGGCAGCCCTTCGTGATGATGCGAAACTACGATGTCCCCGACCACTTCTACCCGATGGGTGATTTGGAAGCAATCGAATCATTGCAGTTGGAGTTGGACAAGACCCGTTCCCAGTTGATGAATGCCCGCAAACGGTACGCACGCAAATACTTGTACCATGAGCGGTCATTTGGTCCTGAGGGCCGTGAAGCGTTGGAATCCGATGATGATGGCAGACTGGTGCCTGTCGTGGATGAAAACAAGCCGCTGTCGGAAGTTGTTGTTCCGATGCCGCAAACACCACTATCACCTGAAATCTATAACCTGTCTTCAATCATTGAACAAGACATCAACACGGTGTCTGGCGTGTCGGAGTACGCGCGGGGTTCAATGCCGGAGATTCGCCGCACCGCTACTGAGGCATCAATTATTGCTGACGCCCAGAATGCGCGTGCCGCAGACAAACTAGCAACAATCGAAATCAGTATCGGTCACGTTGCCCGTCGTGTAGTCCAACTCATGCAGCAGTACATGACTGGTGAACAGATGGCGCAGGTTTCTGCTGCCGGTGGTGAAACCCTGTTTGTCCCCTACTCGCGGGACGACATTGTTGGTGAATACGATTTCAGTGTTGAGGGTGGTTCCACGCAGCCGATGAATGAAACAATCCGCAAACAGCAGGCTGTATCGTTGATGAACGCGGTTGCACCTCTTGTGGGTATCGTTATTGATCCTGCCGTTTTAGCCAAGTATGTGCTACAAACCGGGTTCGGAATCAAAAATCCGGAAAAGTTTATTATGCAGCAGCAAACCCCTCAGGATGCTGAAGCGGCACAGGCTGAAGCGGGTGCGGCACCTATGCCGTTCGGGCAGACCCCGATACCGCAAGGCCCCGACATGGGGGCTTTCGCCCCGACGGGTGGTGTGCCACCAGAACTGTTAGCGCAACTTCAAGGCCAGATGGGTTTAGAACTACCCCAACTTTGATGGGACAGCGATGACTGTAGTATTAGGAGCAACCAGTAGGACTCCCAAGGAGAAAAAATAATGGCAGAAGATGTTACGGAATCCGCTTCGGCGGACACTTCAGATTCTTCAGTTGAGGTTCAGCAGGAACCAACCGGTGAAGCATACACCGTTAAGGTGGATGGTGAAGAACGGGAGGTCAGTCTGAATGAACTTCGGGACGGCTATCAGAGACAGTCGGATTACACACGTAAGACGCAGGATTTGGCAGCCGAACGCAAACGGTTACAGCAAGCAGAAGCGATTGTGTCAGCGTTGGAGTCAGATCCTACGGCGACACTGAATGCTTTGGGTGACGCTTTCGGCGTACAAGGTCCAGCGGCGGCCCCATCTGATCCTTACGGATCGGATTGGGCGGAGCCAGAAGACCCTACGGTGCAGCGGATCGCACAGTTGGAAAGTCGTTTAGAGCAGCAGGATCGTTTGCATAGACAACAACAACTAGATAAGCAGGTTGAAGACTTACGGGGACAGTACGGCGACTTCGATTCTGATGAACTTTACCAGCACGCTTTAAGCCACCGGATAGGAAATCTGGAAGCAGCCTTGACGCATATGCGTTACGGCGACATGGCTTCTAAAGCAGACAAGTTGGAAAAGGAACAGGAACGTACAGAAGCCAAGCGTGGCGCTAGCGTGGTGGAACCTTCGGGTTCTAAGCAGGCAGGCTCCACACGTAGTGCAGCCCCTGAAAAAGTCTCATCTATCCGTGAGGCGTTTGAGAACGCTAAGCGGGAACTTGCTTCTTAACTTAGAGAGAAGGTGACAGACCATGGCGGGTAACGCTAATTTTGACGAGATTCTGTCTACTACCCTCAAGAATTACATCCCGAAGTTGACTGACAACATCTTTAGCGCAAGGCCTTTGTTCTATGCGTTGACGAACGGTCAGACGATTCGGCGTATTTCGGGTGGTGCGAATATCGTAGTCCCAATCATTTATGGGACAAACTCAACTGCTGGTTCATACAGTGGTACGGATACTATTGACATCACGGCTCAGACAGGCATTTCGGCTGCCGAGTATTCGTGGGGTCAGTATGCGGCCACAGTTACCATTAGTGGTATTGAGGAAGCGAAGAATAACGGTGAGGCACAGATCATTGATCTGCTGGAAGGCAAGATTTTCCAGACGCAGGAATCCGTTATTGAGAACATGAACACCATGTTCTTCGCTGACGGCACAGGCAATGGTGGCAAAGACTGGAATGGCCTAAACAACGTTGTTTCTACTACGGCGATAGGCGGCATTGACTCCGCTGACGCAGGAAACTCGTTTTGGCAGCCAACCCAGACCGACGAAGCCGGCGTTCTTACGCAGGCTTCGATGGCTTCCATGTACAACACCGTTTCGGTTGGTAATGACCAGCCGACAATCATCATTTGTCGTAGGCAGGCGTATGAAGCCTACGAGGCATTGCTGGTTGACCAGATCCGTTACACGGATACCGACATGGCTGACGGCGGGTTCCAGAACCTGCTGTTCAAGGGTGCACCCATCACGTTTGATGATGCGTGTACGGCCCAGTACATGTACTTCCTTAACACGAAGTACCTGCAATTGGTGGCTCATAGTGATGTCTGGTTCAAGCCGACGCCGTTCGTGCGTCCAACGAATCAGGACGCTGTGTTCTCACAGTTGCTTTGCTACGGTCAGTTGACTGTCAGCAACCGTTCCCGTCAGGGACTCCTGTACGGGATCACTAACGGCTAGTCGGCTGCTGCTACAGGAGGTATCATGGCACGGGGTTTCGCATACGCATACAAACAGGGTCAGCGCCCCGCAGGTGAACCTGCGGGAAACTACAAGACGCTTAACCCTGCAAGCCCCCCCATTGGGCAGGGCAAGCGTATACATCGCGTAAATCCCACCCCCACCCATGAACCTCCTGTAGCGGCGCCTTCTGTTACTTGTGTTGCCACCACTAAGAGCGGGGATCCCTGTAAGGGTCGCCCGGTTGGTGACACGGATTCCTGTGTCTTTCACACAACTAAGGTGATTTAGTGCAACTTAACGAGATGCGCGACTATGTACGAAACATAGTTGACATCACTGTAAACGATATTGCTGACACGACAATGAACACGTTTATTCGTGAAGGCTACGATGTTATCGTTTACTCCGAGAAGCGTTGGCCGTTCTACGAGACAGCGTTAACGTTCGATACCGTTGCATCACAAAAAGATTATTCAATGGCTGACATTGCTGTCAACCAAACTTTCGTCCACGACGGGGTGACATTCTCTGGGGCTGCCGCCCCGAAAAACGTTGGGTTGCGAGAAATCGCATCAATCAAAACAACCAACCACGTTCTCGAATACATCGGGTACGACATGGCTGATGCCATTTACCCATTGGATTCCAACGCAACAGGGCGTCCTTGGTACTGGTCAATGTGGAGTTCCGGTTCAAGCGCCTCCGCTGGAGTCAGCAACCAAACCATCCGGTTGTATCCAACCCCGGGTGAAGTTCAAACCATTTCGATACGCGCCTACCGCAACCCAGTCGATTTCGGTGGCAATACTCCCGTGTACCGTACAGCAGTTGCAGCCGCTGACACCCCTGATCTTCCCGGCCCATTCAACAGTGTTCTCGCCCTGTACGCTATTTACAGGTCGTACCAGCAGCAGGAAGATGCTGCAATGGGGCAGCAGTACTACTCGCAGTTTATTCAAGAGTTGGAAAACTTGCGGGCACGTTTCGAAGATGTCCCCGCCGCACAGCCCGTCATCTTAAACAGTATGAGGGCATCACGGTGGAGGTCACAGTCCTTCCTGCCGGGTCGGCTGCGTTACTCTTGGGAACTGTAACTAGTGTCCAACACTTTGCGGGCAATACCGGCCCCTTCAGCGCAAGCCTACCGGTACGACGAAAAATCTGAATTCACTGGTGGCTTGAATCTTCGCGCCGACCAGTTCAACCTTGCCCCCAACGAATCCCCGGCGCTACTCAACGTTGAAGTAGACCCCCGTGGTGGTGTGAGGCGGCGTGACGCTATAACGAAAGTTAACGCCACAGCGTTGACGGAACAAATCGTTTCCCTATTTACGCATTACGCACCGAATCTGAACCAGATTTTCGCTAGCGTAAACCCTACTGCGGCACCATCTACGACACAAGTTTATTTCAACGAGAACGCTAGCGGCAACTTTTCGGGTCCAATAGCGTACACGGATGGTGTTTTAACCTTCTCCGGTAGTCAGCCCGCCACTGGGGTAACATTCAATGGTTACACCTACATTGTGAATGGCTCCATGTTGACTGCACCGCACGCTACGGCTGCCGCAATCAAATGGGGTGGGTACAATGCGCCGCTGCCGTACGATCCACTCAGCCCCCCGACCTCGTACCCGGGGTATTTGACCCCCGATTTGGATGGCACCGACGGTCACTTCCCGTGCGCCCGCTATGCGGCAACATGGATGGATCATGTTTGGGTCGCATACACCGAGGAACTTATTGATGGGACACGCAAGAATCGTGTCCGCTTCTCCAAGAATGGTGACGCCGAAAACTGGACAGCCACCGACTACATCGATATTGATGTTGGTGAAGACGGCGACCACATCACCGCCATTATCGCTGACGCTGACCGGCTACTCGTTTTTAAAGAAAACAGTATTTACGCTATCGCCGGTTTCGACCGGGATTCATGGCAGGTCCGCAACATTACCCGTACCGCCGGATGCCGTGAAGGTACACAGCCGATAGCGTCAACAACTGGGGTGTTCTTCTGGTACGGCGAAGATGGTGTATACCTCGTGTCGTATGATGATGTCGTGTGGGTGTTTGAACGGATCAAACCCGCAATGACTTACGATGTGGGTCAGCCTGCACTCACGTTGGGAACGGCACCTTCGCTAATGTGGTTTGATGAACGCCTGTGGGTGTCCGTTGACTACCAGTCGAACGATAATACTTCTGGATCTAGCCAGAATGGGCGACGCAACGTTTTTGTGTGGGATTCTTCACTGGGACCTATCGGTGCTTGGACCCGTCACGACATTAACGCCCGCTCTTTGCTGGCGTACCGGCCTACGGGTGACACCCATTTGGGGATTGCAGCCACATCGAATGTTACAACTGTCGCTTCGTTCGACCGGGTTTCAAAGGTTGACCAGAATGCTGATGTTGACGATTACGGGACGGGTTCTGTTGATGAAATCAACTCGTATTATCACACTGGCTGGTTTGTAGGTAACCGTCCGACGTTTCCGAAAAGGTGGGGTAAAACCCGTACTGTTCTCCTTGCCGACAACAATGTTGATATTGTCATGTACATTTACAAGGATTATGATTCCGCTACAGCACTCATCGGGTACTCTAAAAGCATTATCGGGCTGGGTACCCTTTCATTGTGGGGTACAGCGAAGTGGGATGACAGTGACAAAGATTCCTCCACGTACGCTGCATGGCAGGCTGAGGGCACTTCTGACCGGTATTTGTTTGCCCGCTGGCCGACGATTGGGACAGCACAGGCTATTAGTTTGAGATTCGATGTTTCCCCTATTCCCGCGAAGCGCGGCAAGTGGGGTATCACATCGGTTGTTGCGATGTACAGGACTCGGAGGTTGAGATAGTGGGTGCCCTAGCGGTTACCAACTCGTTTGTGGCGGCGACTACGATTGTTGCGTCACAAATGAACACCAACTTCACTGATATTGTTAGTTGGGCCACAGGAACCCCCACGTTGTCCACATCGGGTTCAATCACCACAGTCGGTGGCGAGTTGAATGTGGCTGAACTGTTGACCCTCACGGGGCAACTCTATTTAAACAATGCGTCAGTAACAAACCAGTACATTGTTTGGGAGGGTTCCAACACTGACGCTTACGAAACATTCTTGAAGGTAACGGAGCCGACAGCGGATCGCACCGTCACGTTACCGGATGCTACCGGGACAGTAGCGTTGACTTCCGATATTACGACTGCGGTGACTGCGGTGACGGGCACGGCACCAATCGTGTCGTCGGGTGGTTACACCCCTGTTATTTCGATCACTACTAATGATGCTCAACTCATTCTAAACAACACCGTCTTTAACTAAGGAAAGTAGAACATGGCAACATACTCAAAGCAACTGCTGTCAGGAAGCACCAGCGGAAAAAACATTTCTGTTACGGGCATCAACACAGCCGCCTCTGTGGTTGTTCACACAGCGGTAGCGGGCGCTTCCGACATGGATGAAATCTGGATTTACGCCTGCAATACGTCTGCTGCGGCAGTCGTGTTGACACTCGAATATGGTGGTGTCACCGATCAGGATGACCTGATTGAGTTGGAGTTGGCGGCAGATTCTGGCATGACCCTGTTGATCCCCGGGTTCCTGCTGAATGGTGGTCTGATTGTTAACGCATTTGCTGCGACAATAAATGTCATCAACATTAACGGTTACGTAAACCGGATTACTGCCTAGCACGTGTTTCGTCAGGATCGCACCAACCCATCTACCGCTGTATCTAACTGGCGGGGACGGCACGACTCCGCCAAGGGGTGGCCTTCGACGGCTGTGTCTTCTTGGCTGAATGGTGGCCTGTTCGGTGCTGCATTCATCGAAGCGACTGGCGGTACGTCGATCACCGACGTTGGCGGCTACCGCCACCACTTGTTCAACTCCAGTTCCAACTTCGTCGTGGTGGCTAACCCCACAGGCCAAGCAGTTGACATTCTTGTCCACGCTGGCGGCGGCGGGGGAAACGGGGCGTTCGGCGGCGGTGGCGGCCAGATGGTCAACACGACGGGTGTGGCCGCTCCGGTGGCGACCAACTCAATCGTCATCGGTGGCGGCGGAGCGAACCGGGCCGATGGGGTCGATAGTTCAGCGATGGGTACCACGGCCACCAAGGGCGAGACCATGGACGGCTCCTCTCCAAACAGGGGTGGCTCATCGGGTTCGGGGAACATCGGAGGAACGCAGTTCGGCGGTGGTGGCGGTGGTGGCGGCCAAGGCGCGGTGGGTGCCGACGGATACTACCAATCGGGTTATTTCCGGTATAACGGCGGTACCGGTGGGGTCGGAGTAATCAACCCCTACAACAACTACGGAAGTGCTCCATACGTCGGTAAGGGTT